AACACGTTGGTATGAGGATATTAAATCCACAGAAAATTACGTGGTAGCATTAGATCCTAGCATGGGTACAGGAGGTGACTTTGCGGCAATACAGGTGTTTGAAGTACCAAGCTATAAGCAAGTTGCCGAATGGAGGCATAATGAAACTCCTATTCCAGCACAAATTAGAATACTAAAAGATATCTGTCAGCATCTAAAAGATAACTGTAAAAATACTGGAACAAACATTTATTGGAGTGTTGAAAACAATGCTATAGGAGAAGCGGCACTAATAGTAATAAATGATTACGGAGAAGAAAACATACCAGGACTTTTTATAAGTGAACCAATGCGTAAAGGTCATGTGCGTAAGTTTAGAAAAGGATTTAACACTACACACGGTACAAAAATTACAGCTTGTAGCAGACTTAAAACTATGATAGAAAATGACAAAATACAATTGAATAGTGCGGCTTTGATAACTGAACTTAAAAACTACGTGGCAACAGGCACCAGTTTCAAGGCAAAAGTAGGACATACTGATGATCTAGTAAGTGCTACGCTTTTAGCACTAAGAATGATGGCTGTATTAAAGGATTGGGATCCAAGAATATACAATTCCTTCAGTCAGGCAGAGGGCGAAGAGCCATTTGAGCCCCCTATGCCTATATACGTTACAGGCGGTTTAGGATAAATATTAATATGAAAAACCTTGAATACATAGCAGACGAGCTTTTTAACAAAATCAGAGGAAGATATCCTTCTGTTACTGTTGGCGATAATGACGCAACTATAACTAATATGCCAAAAGAGGGAAGATTCTTTGAATTTGACTTTCAGCCAGGTAAAAAGGTAAGTATAAGTTTAGATGAAAACGGTATTGCTGTAATGTTTAGCACAAAACTGTTTGATTCAAATAATGCCAGTTTGAAAAGTAACTGGTTTAGTTTTTTAAAAGAACTTAGACTGTTTGCTAAAAAAAGAATGTTAAACTTTGATACAAGAGATATTACTAAAAACAGTTTAGACAAAAGAGATTATGAATATCTAAGCACGGAGAAACAAATGAGCGAATCAAAACTATACGGAACAAGCAGAACCAGTTTTCAAGACATTGGTTCAGCTAAAATGATTGTGAAGCATTCACAGCCAATCAATCATGAACAGCCAGCAGGTAGAACAAGAGACATTGCTGGAATTTACATTGAAAGTGAATCAGGAGAAAGATTTAAATATCCAATGAAACACTTAAACGGAGCAAGGGCTATGTCCATGCACGTTGCCGAAGGCGGAACACCATATGATGATTTTGGTAAACACATTATAGGACTATCTGAAGAGCTTTCAAAACTACGCAAATTCAAAACTTACATGAATCGCTCAAGTGTAATGGCTGAAGGACTTGCTGGTTATATGGACGTTGTAAACGAAAGAATTGAAGCTGTTAAGAAAACGACACATGCGTTACAGTCAAAAGCAAAATATCAAGAAGCATTTAAGAACTTCGATAATACCGTGCTTGAAGAAGTTCCAGAAGATGTTTCAAATAGTTGGATTGACGAACTCACTATTAGACAGTTTAATGAAGAGCTAAAAGGTGTCTTTCCATACATTTACAGATTGGTAAGTGAAGCTAATAAAACAAAAGAACTTGGTCCTGATGATATAATCGAAGCTAGTGGATACGAAGGTGGTGACGAGCCACAAAAACATTCATTTAGAATAGATGGCGATTATGATGAGGATAGAGGCATCACAGAAAAAGAAACAGAAATGATGACAAAGCAATTAGTTGACATGGGACTAAAAGCTCATGTAGAACCAGATGAAAACGTTCAAGGTGGAATCATTGTTCACACTATGAGTCCTGAAAATGTTATTGCCAGTGCTTTAGAAAAATTAGAGTATCAAGTAGAAGCAATAGCACAAGAAGGTAAAGTCAAAGGCATGGTAATGGATATGGAAGACGATGCGGCTGACATGTCAAGAGACGAATTCATTGAAAAATATGGAAGAGGTTATGCTGACATTTGGGACAAGGTAAATGACGAAGATTACATGGATCCGGATTACATGTCTCCAGAAAGCTATGATTTTGAACCAATCGCAGACGATATTATAAGTGGAGCAGAGTTCAATCAAGATGCTCCAATGACAGAATACGAAAGAGCATTTGAAGACTTCAAGATGGCGGCGGCCAATGCGGCGGCAAAAGGAGAAAAAGATTTTGAATATCCAAAAGGTTCTGGTAAGAAACATCCAACCAAAATGGATAAAGCAACAGCGGCTAAACTTTTAGCTGATAGCCAAACCAACGAAGATGATCCAATTAATTTAGGTACTGTGGGAAAAAAGTATCTAGGAATGTATAAAGCTCATGGAGCAGATTATCTAGCTCAAGTGTTAAAAATGGACAAAGCAACATTTGGAAAAGAAATGGTAAGGGCTGATGGCGATCCAGCAAAATTAATTCAAAACTTTCTTTCTAAAAAAGGATTCATGGATGAATCCTTGAAGGAAGAACAACTTAATGAATTTCTTCCATTGTTATTGCCAGCGGCAGGTGCGGCATTAAGATTTGCGGCTCCAGCGGCAGGACGTCTAGCAATGAAAGGCGGCAAATCAGTTTTAAATTGGATGGGTAGAAATAAAGGAACAACCGCGGCTATTGGTGGTGGTGCCTACGTAGGTAAACAAGCCAAGGATGCTGTAGATGCTGGCAAAGAATTTATTAATGATATCAAGGACAAGATTCCAGATGTAGAAGATTTGAAAAAATTACTTCCTGGTATGCCTAACTTAGATGGATTAGCGACAATAGCAAAGCAGTATGCTTTACCTGCGGCAGTTGTAGGAGCTTTAGCATTAGGCGGTGTAGCGGCATATAAGAAACTTTTTGGTGATAAAGAACAAGAAGGTGACGATCAGGATACAGTAGATCTAAGTCCACAAGGACAAGGTGATGAACTAAAAGGTCCACAAGAAACACCTTTAGATGAATTTGTGAAGAGCATGTATGATTATACTCAAAATGCTTTTCCAAAAGGTGAAACAGCAGTATTGACTTCTGTACAGAAGAAGTATGGAGATAAGGCTGTTCCCGAAGCTGGTAAGATGATTGACGAGCTTTTAGCTGGTCAAGATAGTGAAATGGCAAGAATTCAAGCACTTGCTGGACTAAGATAACCAAAATACCAGAAAAAGTCAAAAAAAACACTTGACTTTATAAATATTATCGTGTAGTATGTAACTTATGTGCTACGCGATTAGGCACAATACAAAGGCTAATTTAAAGGAGGCTTATTATGGCAACATTAGCAGAAATCAGAGCTAAACTGAAAGAACAAGAATCACGCACAGGTGGTTCACAAAGCTCCGGCGGGGACAACGCAATTTTTCCATTCTGGAATATGAAAGAAGGCGAAAGTTCAACACTTCGATTCCTTCCTGATGGTGATGAATCCAATACATTTTTCTGGAAAGAACGTTTGATGATCAAACTGCCTTTCGCAGGTGTAAAAGGCGACACTGATAGTCGTCCAGTACAAGTACAAGTTCCTTGTATGGAAATGTATGGTGATAGCTGTGAAATTCTTAACGAAGTTCGTGGCTGGTTTAAGGATCCAAGTCTTGAAGACATGGGTCGTAAGTATTGGAAGAAGAGATCATATATCTTCCAAGGATTTGTAACTGAAAACGCATTGAGCGACGATACAACTCCTGAAAATCCAATTAGACGTTTTATTATTGGTCCACAGATTTTCCAAATCATCAAGCAGGCTCTTATGGATCCTGATATGGAAGAACTGCCAACAGATTATACTGCTGGTTGTGATTTCCGTCTTAATAAAACTACAAAAGGCGGATATGCGGATTACTCAACTTCAAGTTGGGCAAGACGTGAGCGTCCATTGAGTGATGCTGAGATGAAAGCCATTGAATCAAATGGTTTATTCAACTTGCCAGACTTCCTTCCGAAGAAACCTTCCGAAGTAGAAGTTAAAGTGATGAAAGAAATGTTTGAAGCGAGTGTCGATGGTGAAGCATACGATATGGATCGCTTTGGACAATACTTCCGTCCAGCTGGTATGTCTGCGAGAACAGGTGACCCTGTTGCTCAAAAGGCGGATACTAGCCCAAAGCAGGCAACGGCTCCAGTAGCAGAGACTCCCGTAGCAGAGGCTCCAAAAGCTGAAGCGCCGAAAGTTGAAGCAACAGCTCAACCAAGTGGAAAGGCAGAAGATATTCTTTCCATGATAAGAGCAAGACAACAAAACTAAAAATATATACTTGTGGGGTTAATCCCCCACAAGGCTATTTAAGGAGGTATTATGGCAAAGGCATTTGATCCAAGTAAATTCAGAACGGCACTTACAAAAAGCATAACAGGCATGAGTGCTGGTTTTAATGATCCAACAGATTGGATCTCAACAGGAAATTACGCATTAAACTATTTGGTTAGCGGAGATTTCCACAAAGGCGTTCCGCTAGGCAAGGTGACTGTATTCGCAGGTGAATCCGGTTCAGGTAAATCTTATTTTTGTGCTGGTAACATTATCAAGGCGGCACAAGAACAAGGAATCTTCGTTGTATTGGTAGATTCCGAAAACGCACTAGATCAAGACTGGTTAGAAAGACTTGATGTACAAACTAGCGAAGATAAACTATTGAAACTTAATATGTCAATGATTGATGACGTAGCAAAGACAGTTTCAACATTTATGACAGACTACAAAGCTATGAATGAAGAAGAACGTCCTAAAGTATTATTTGTAATTGATTCTTTAGGTATGTTATTAACTCCAACAGATGTTGATCAGTTCCAAAAAGGTGATATGAAGGGTGATATGGGTAGAAAGCCTAAGGCACTAACATCACTTGTTAGAAACTGTGTTAACATGTTTGGTAGTCATAATGTAGGATTGGTAGCAACCAATCATACGTATGCTTCGCAAGATATGTTTGATCCAGATGATAAAATATCAGGTGGACAAGGATTTATATATGCTAGTTCTATAGTTGTAGCTATGAAAAAACTAAAACTAAAAGAAGATGAAGACGGTAATAAAGTCAGTGATGTCCGTGGTATTAGAGCGGCTTGTAAAGTAATGAAAACAAGATATGCTAAACCTTTTGAAGGCGTACAAGTTAAGATTCCATATGAAAGAGGTATGGATCCTTACAGTGGACTTGTTGACTTGTTTGAAAAACAAGGATTACTGGTCAAAGATGGAAATAGGCTAAAATATGTTGATGGAAAAGGCGAAGAGCATAAAGAATATCGCAAGAACTGGACAGGTGAAATGTTAGATATGATTATGTCTAATTTAAACGCCAATAATGATTCTGTGGTAAATACCAAGGTCGAAGAACCAGCTGAAACAGAATAGGAGCAACAATGGACTCGAGCATGATAGTCGATATTTGGAATACTTTTAAAGAAAGTATCGAGAAAAAACATATAGAAACAGTAGCAGAAAGATATGTAGATGTGTGTGCTGACTTTGGTACAGATGATACTGCCTTTAGAGATGCTATGGGAAATTGTGATAATTTAGATGCGGCAATTTCATATTACTTAGACATGGAAGACCCTGAAGATTATGATGAAAATGACCCAGAAAATTGGGACGACTAAATGGGTTACTACTCTACTGTAGCAAGAGATATTAATAAGATTCCTGATGCTATACAACACTTTGAAACAGAGTTAAGCGCCGCAAGAGTTGAAACAAAGCTCAAAGGCAACGTAGAACGTGCGGCGGCTGAACTTCCGGGCATTGTAGAACATCGATTCCAACAACTTCAAGAAATAGAAGCAATTTTAAATTATTTGAATATTGAATTACGTAGATTACGTAGCACATATTTTAAAAAATATTTAGAAAACTACCAAAGAGCTCTATCTAGTAGAGACGTTGAAAAATACGTTGATGGAGAAGCAGACGTAGTAGACTACGAA